AGAGGATCAGGACACGGCCGCCGTCACAGTCCGCCGCGGCGCGGCGGGGGGGCGCGAGCGCGCGGCGGATTCGAATGTCTGAGGTCATGAGCGCTGCCCTTCTCGTCTGGCGCGCTGCAGCAGTCGCGCACATCGTCGGCACGTTCTCCAACCGTTGTGATTTATCTTCGTGTTCTCCGGCGAGAATTCGTGACCGCGCTTGCAGTGCGTGGGGTGGTCGCCGTGGGGGCGCTGGCCGAACTGTATTTTTTGTCGACGGCGCGGCCTCCACTCACCGCCAGCAATTTCCTCAAGATCGTCGAGGTCGCTCATGACGCACTCGCAATCGCTTTGTCGAAGGCTGCGAGGACTTCAGCGTGGGTGCGCTCGGGGGCGTCGTTCCAGTCGGAAATCGAAGCCGCATCGTCGGATAACCCCGCCGATGAGCGGAATGCATCCAATGCAGCAACGCGGCGAGCCCGCACATCGGCGGCTTCCTCAATCGCCTCACTGGCGCAGCATGTCGCGATGGGGCGGTCAAGAACGCGCGACCCCTGCCCCCACTTCGCAGGATCAGCGATGAGCGCGCGGGCTTTGATGAGGACGGGCAGTTCGGGTCTCATGTGGCCCCCTGCGACACTTTGGCACTTGCGATGGTTGTGGATATCGGCGGTACGGGGGGCTTGGATTGCTGCCGGAACTCACGGTAGAAACGCTGTTTTTGCTCAGCGAATCCAGATTTTGTCACAGTGTTTGCTAGCCGACATTCACGGGCATAGCCTTGAGCCAACACCGGGGGGCAAAACACCGGGGGGCGACAATGGGCAGAGTTATTCGGCTGGCCGATCATGCGCGGGCGCCTTGTGCAGGCAGAGCGCGGATCTCTTCCAGAAGACGCTCGATCGCCTTGCCGGCCGCGCCGCGCGATGGCGGGCCTGCGGTTTCCCAGCGATGCACGGTGGTCTGGTACACGCCGAAGCGAGCTGCGAAGGCCGCTTGGGACTCCCCGAGGGTTTTGCGAGCGGCGCGAACGGTTTCCGGGGTTATGGACATTCGGGCACTATGCATGGCGCATAGCGAAAGTCAATGCCAAACGCATAGCGGCCCCGTGCAGGCTATGCGCATGAAGGAACCGCACCAGCGCCTCGCCCATGCGCGTGAACTGGCGGGGTACGAAACCGCCACCGAGGCGGCCGACGCGATGGGTGCCCGCCGCCCGACGTATATGGGGCACGAGAACGGCAGTCGCGGGTTCAAGGCCGAGGCCGAGCGCTATGCCCGGTTTTTCAGGGTTTCCTTCGAATGGCTGGCGACCGGCCGGGGCGAGCCGCGCCGGGAAAGCCTCGATGCCAGGGTGCAGGCTCTCCCCGCCGAGGAACAGCGCCGGGTCCGCGAATTCATCGAGTTCATTGAGAGCCGTCGCCCGCTACGTGACGTTGGGTAATTAAATTATTTTGCGCTCGGCCTAACTTTTCTATGCATTATGCATTGACAGACGCTATGCGTTGCGCATAGGGTGCTCTCACAAACAGAGAGCGCCCGCCATGACCTTCATCGACACCAGCACCAGCCGCGAAGACCTCCTGACCGCAGTGTACGGCGACCTCAACGCGGTCGACTTCTTCATCAAGGCCGACATCGACCCCGAGTTCGTTGGCGACGATGTGATCCGCGAAACCCTGATCGCGTTCATCGAGGCGGGCGACGAATGCGCCCGCTCGTAAGTCTGGAAAAGCAAGGGAAGGAATGGGTCGTGGTCACACGCTCAAACCGCAGGATTTACGCCAGCACTTGTTACGCCAAGGCGGTAGGCGTCCACGAATATCTGGAACAGCGCCGCGCGGAAATGGAGGCCGAGACAAGGGCCTGCCGCGAAAAGCTTCGAAAAGCTTATTCGCCCGCCTAATCCCCTGCACAACGAGCAACAGCCATGCCGACCATGAACCAAATCCAAGCCGAAATCGCCGCCGTCCTGAACGATCGTCACTACACACGTTTGGACCTCCTGAACAGAGACGGCACCCGCAACGAAGCTGCATTCGCCTTCGTGCTGGCGCGGCAGATCGAACAGGAAACCAACCTGCGCCTCTGCATCGCGGCCGGCCTGCAAACCCCGCGCGATATCTCACTCGGTGAAGTCACCGGATGGCGGCGTGAGGCTGCGGCAAAGGTCGATCAGTCCCTCGTGTCGGAAGATGAGCGCGCGCGCGTCGCGAAGAACGAGCGGATCGAACTGGAGCAGTGGGTTCGCGCGATGCAGATCGCGGCGGGCAAGCAGCGCGAGGCAATGGATGCGGCGTACCAGATCGCGGCGGAGTGAACATGAGCACGGAAGAAACCAACCCCTTCGTTCCCGGCGCGCGCGTCGCGATATCGGATGGTTGGGACAATTGGCACGAAGGTTTCGTGGAGAAGGTCCACAAGACGGGACGTTTCACGCTCAAAGACGGTAAGGGCCAACAATGGCGCCCCGTGAGCTATCGCGACAGTTATTGGCGCGCGTTCAAAACAGGCGTCGTTGGTTGGGATCGCTCATCGCTGCGAATTTGGGATGACGCCGCAGACGCTGAGATTAAGGAAATCTTTGCGGCACAGGCCCGCAGAAATCGTCATGTCGAACTGCGAAAGAGATTTGATCGCGTTGGCGCCGACGATCTGACCGACGCGATGCTCGACCAGATTTCGGATGCGTTACCGCCGGTGAAGGCCACCCCATGACCAAATCCCAACGCGCCGCCCTCGACATCATCTTAACTACCGCAGCAATCGTGGCGGTCTTTCTGATCGTGCATTTCGGGCAAGGAACCAAGTGGTGAAAACATCGCCCGATTTATTCGGATGGTCTCCGCCTCCCTATCGCGGAGAACCGCCAGCACAACACCACAGCCCGACCAGCGTGCAGGCAGCCGAACAGATCAAGCGCGCCATCGGCCCATTACACAAGAAGATATTGGCGCATTTGAACGTGCAGCCGAGCACCGACGAGGAAATGCAGCACTATCTCGACCTATCGGCCAACACACAGCGCCCGCGCCGTCGCGAATTGCAGTTGATGGAGCGCATCGAGGATAGCGGAGAGACGAGATTAACCCGGAGTGGCCGCCAAGCGGTCGTGTGGAGGATCGTATGAGTACCGTCGAAACGTCACCAGAACGCGCTTGGGACATGGCTGTCTATTCGCTCACGACGGCAGCGAGCGCGGTCTACCAGATGTCCAAGTCGGATACCTACCGGGACCTCGCCGTCAAGGACCTGGGCCAAGTCAGTGAAGCGGCGCTTGCGATCAACCTCGCATGGTCGATCCTGCGCGCACGGGAGAATGCGTGATGGCCAAGCTTCCAAAGTCGATTGCCGAGTTCATGGAAAGATTCGGCGTGCTGAGCGACGAAGTTTGGGAGGTGCGCGCTGGCGCGTTCGCCATCAAGCACAGCGCCTTGGAACGCGTCGCCGCTGAGCAGAAAATCACCTTTCTTGCCCCCACCCTACTGCAAATCGACCTCCCGAACAAATTCGCCGGCATCTGCGTTGTCGGCAGGATCGGGGACCGCGAGGAATGGGCGACCGGAGAGGCTGCGCCATACAACAACAAGAACGGATACCCGCTCGCGATGGCCGAGAAACGCGCGAAGGACCGAGTAACACTCAAATTGCTTCAGACACACGGCGCCCTTTATTCCGAGGACGAGGCCGACGACTTCAAGCGCCCGAATCCGCACGTCACGAAGCCGACCGATATTGTCCCCGATATCGAATACGACGAGCACGGCGAGCCGGTGGACAATATCCCGTCTGGTGATCCTGGCATCGAACGCTTGCCCAAGGCGAAGGCGCGGCAGGATTTCGAAGCGGCGCAGAAGGAAATGTTTGCCACCGTCACCATCAAGCAACTCGAAGATTGGGGCGCGCGGAACGCCAACCGCATCGCGTCGTTCCCGAACGATTGGCAAGCGATTTTCCGCGGCCTCTACGTAGAGCATCGCGACGAACTCCGCAAAGGCAAAGCAGCATGAGTCGTCACATGATTGTTCTCTATTCGTCGGCCGACCGAGCGCGCGCAACGCAGTACATTGCGCAGGCTCCGGTCGGAACGCGGCTCGACATCAAGTCCGCGAAACGGTCGCTCGCGCAGTCAGACCGTATGTGGGCGATGCTCACGGACATTTCCAAGCAGAAGCAGCACGCGGGGCGAAAGTACACCCCGGACCAATGGAAGTGCCTGTTCATGCACGCCTGCGGCAAGGAAGTGCAGTTCATTCCGGCGCTGGACAATTCCACGTTCATCCCGTGGGGCAATCGATCGTCCGACCTCGGCAAGGACGAGATGTCGGCACTGATCGACTTCATGCATGCCTGGGGCGCCGAGAACGGCGTCGAGTTTCACGACCAGCCGCCTGCGGTTCCCGAAGATATCCGGATGGCCGGCTGACATGCGCCGCGAATTCTCATCCAAAACAAAACTCGCCGCATGGCAGCGCAGCGGCGGCCGATGCGAGGCCCCGGACTGTGGTCTGTACCTCACCCCCGGCAAGTTTATCTATGACCACCGCATTCCCGATCAACTCGGCGGCGAACCGACGCTTGAAAACTGTCAGGTGATTTGCTCGGCACACGACAAGGAAAAGACGCGCAAGGATGCAGGCGACATCGCGCGAGCCAAGCGGCGCGAGCAAAAACACCTGGGGATTAAGCGCCCCCGCACAATCCGTCAGTGGCGACGATTTGACGGCACTCGAGTTTATGCAGCGAGAGAGCGATGACTTCACTTGGCTCGGAACTTCCGAAGGAAATGGCGCGCGTGCGTGATGTTCTGATGCCGCAATATCTTGCCATTGGACCCGCTGGCGGCTTTGCGCTTGCGCTAATGCGCGCTGAACTGGACCGCGCCACGAAGGCGCTCGCCGAAGGCGATGTCGTGACGATGATGCGCAGTTACGAAGCTCTCAAAGGATTCAAGGACTGAGCGATGAACATCCAAGCCATCCGTATCCATCTGAGCGCAGCCGCAAAACAGCAGCCCGAACACGCCCCCGTCTACAAGGTTCTGAGCAAGCAGTTCATGCATTTCGAGAACGCGCCCGAGAGCGAAAAGGCGGCACTACGGCCGGTTATCCGGGAGAGTTTGAAGCGGATTGAAACTGCGCGTTGATGGACGATGAGCGGTAGATTTCAAGGAGATAGATGATGGAATACCACAAGATCGAAACCATTTTTGAACGTGATCCAAAGTCGTTCGTGGTCGATCCGACGAAACTCAAGGCGTCGGTGCTCGGCACGATCCGGGAATGGGACGTGACCGAAAAAATCGATGGAACGAACATCCGCGTGAAGCTGGCGCAGGATGGCACCGTGGCGTTCGGCGGCAGGTCGGACGCAGCGCAAATCCCATCCGACCTTGTGCAGTATCTCATCCGAAATTTCGAACAGGATGCGCTTAAAACGGCGCTGTGGATTGGCGATCCGGTCGATGTGGTCCTGTACGGCGAAGGCTACGGCCCCGGTATCCAGAAGGGCGGCGGCCTCTATCGGTCCGACAAATCTTTCATCCTGTTCGACGTGCTGGTTGCTGGCCAATGGTGGCTCGACCGCGAGGCGGTGGCCGACATCGCTCTCAAACTTGGCATGGACACCGTTCCATATCTTGGCCGCATGACGCTCGATCAAATCGTTGAGCACGTCCGCGAGCCGTTCCCGTCAAAGCTCGGAACCGCAACCGCAGAGGGCGTCGTCGCGCGGCCAATCGAGACGCTGTTCGACAAGCGCATGAAGCGCGTCATCATCAAACTGAAGACCAAAGATTTTGTGGCGGGCAAGCGATAGCTCTCGCTTAAGACCGCAGAGTGAGGAACGACGATGACCACCTACTGCCTCGAAATGCGCTCGACCCAGAACTGGCAGGATGTTCGCTATCGCGAATACACGACCAGCAGCAAGAAGGCTGACCTGTTCAAGCAGGTTCCCAAAATCAAGTTCACGGACAGCGGCCATGGGATAATCCCGGTTGTCAAAGAGCACAGCGGGCGCCGCGAACCGCGGAACATGATGCTGCAGGATCACGTCCTCGCGGCGATCATCGAACTCAACGCCGCGCCGATCCGAGAGCTTGTGAAGCGCGTCACGGCGAAGCGGCCGACCGAGGTCCATGGCGACGTGATCGAGGCGCTGACGCAGGCGCAGGAGTATTTCGAAAATCGCTCCGACGTGGTGGACGGTTCCTACGGCGAGCCGTCGCCCAACCGTGAAATGTCGCTGGCGCAACTCTGCAAGGATGCGCTCGCGCGCGTGTCGATGACCTCTACGAAGTGACAACCACGACCAACGGAGACTGACATGAACTTTCCAAAAAATCTCTACGTGAAGATCGACGGCGACAAGCCGGACGAATTTTTCAATGCAAGCAATGACGCCTCTGTGCTCGCGGAGTTCGGCGAGCAAACGAAGATTGCGACCTACCAGCTCGTGACGGTGCAAACGGGCGAACTGATTGCGAAATTCAGCCAGCTCCCGGCCAAGAAAAAGCGCTGACGACTAGCAACCGAGTTTTAACCAGGAGACGACCCGATGAACTTCCCCAAGAAACTCTTTGTGAAAATCGAAGGTGGAACGAGCGAGCAGTATTTCTCCGCGAGTGCGGACGCCGAAGTGCTTGTTGACATCGGAGACCGCGTGAAGATCGCGACATATCATCTCGTCACGGTCGAGATCGGCGAGGCCGCCGTAAAGCTGACGCCACTCCCGAAGAAGAAATAACCGATGATGCCGAGACAGCGGTAAACCAAAATGCAGTACCGGGCGAGCAATAGAAGAACCTTGGTGGCCGTCGGTTTCACCACCGAAAAAGGCCACAAGCAGGTCTGCATTCACCTAGAGCCATCTATGTTCGAAGAGCTGAAAATGCGCGCAATTAAGAACTGCCGATCAATCCGCTCACAAATTCGCGACTACATCGAAATGGGACTATCGGTTGATTGCGAGATGGAAGCCGATGCGGCGACCGACCCGCTCATTGCCGAACAACGCGGAGAGAAATGATGGGCGGGCCTCCGAACAAGGGCCGGGGCAAATGCGTCACCTTCTTGCGCGAGGCATTCGCGCGCGATGACGCGGACTGCATCATCTGGCCGTTCTCCACGAATGGTCTCGGCTATGGCGTGTTCGGGTATCTTGGGAAGAACCTGTACGCGCACCGCTTCTCCTGCGAGCTCAAGCGCGGGCCGGCGCCGACCGATGGCCATCAAGCCGCGCACTCCTGCGGCAACGGTCACAACGGATGCATCAACCCGAACCATCTTTCGTGGAAAACAAATTCCGAGAACCAGCTTGACCGGCGCGTTCACGGGACGCAGCGCGTGCGCGATGGCATCCGGCAAAAGCTGACCCGAGAGCAGGTCGCCCAGGTCCGCGCGCTCAAGGGCAAGCTTTCCCTTTTCGAGATAGCCGAGAAGTTCGGGGTGAAGCGCGGGTGCATCGAATACTGGCTCCGCACCGATCACGAGCCGATGAAGCCCGGAACCTCATCGGCTGCGATGTACCGCCGCCGGCAGAAACTCGCCGCGATGTCCGCACCTGAGCGAGAGAAATAGCCATGAAATTCTGGTTCGATACCGAGTTCTATGAGGACGGCATCACCATTGCGCTGATCTCGATTGGCGTAGTCGCGGAAGACGGTCGCCAGTATTACGCGGAAACCAAAGACTCGCGCCCCATGGCTTGCGCGTCGGAATGGTTACGCGAGAACGTCTTTCCTCACTTGTCATTGCCTCCGCTCGAACGGAAGATTGACCGAGAGATAGCGCGCGACCTAATCGAGTTTATGGGCGAGAAGCCTGAGATTTGGGCCTATTACGCCGACTATGATTGGGTTGCGCTCTGCCAACTTCACGGCCGCATGATCAATCTGCCGAAGGGCTGGCCGATGTATTGTCGCGACGTGAAACAGCTTTGCGACGCGCTCGGCAACCCGAAATTGCCCGAGCAAAAATCCGCCGAACATCATGCGCTTGAGGACGCGATTTGGACGAGAGATGTGTGGCAATTTCTTTCCGCGATGACCCCAGGTGAGCGAGAAAAGTCATGACCGACATCGTGCAGGAACTGCGGTCGAACGCGCAGCTTCCCGTGTGCCCTTACGACCGGCGCTCGCCTGACTACTGGACGGCGCCGAATGACAAGCCATGCGCGATCTGCGGCACGCTGAACGACCCGGATGCGCCCGACAAGTGCCGAGGCGCCGACACGCGCGTGATGGAGCGGGCCGCCGACGAGATCGAGAGACTTGAAACCTTCGTTGAGTTTGTCTTGCTTTGGATGACACGCGAGAGAGTGACTGATGCCGAGCGCGTGAGCGTTGTGAAGTATCATCCGCACCTGCAAGACATGATCGAAGCTCGCGCGTCGATTGCCACGGGTAAGGGAGGCAGTTGAGATGGTCGCCCTGAATTTCAAGGCACAGTTCGCCGACGACGTGGAGGAAGGCCGGAAGCGCCGGACCATCCGCAAGGATCGCAAGGACGGTCGCGACCCTCGGCGCGGCGACGCGCTGCAGCTCTACACCGGCATGCGTCAGAAGGGGTGCCGCAAGCTCCGCGACGCGAAATGCACCAGCGTTCGGCTGGTTACGATCGACCACATGGGTGTCACGGTCGAGTTCAAGAAACTCTATGCGGGCGATGCCCCGGCATACCAAGGCGGCCCCGATCCCGAAAGTTACGACGGCGATTTTGCGCGCGCCGATGGATTCGACAGTTTCCCGGATATGGTCGAGTTCTTTGAGAAGCAGCACGGCCTACCATTCCACGGAAGACTTATCGAGTGGGCGGCATGACCGCGCGCGCCCCCTGCCCCTTGAAAGCCGCCGAGATCGCCCGCGACTACGGCTTTACGGCGCGCTACTGGACGAAGCAGGCGGCCGCCGGCCGCGTTCCCGGTGCATGGCAACCGTCCGGGCCGGGCGGCGCATGGCTATTCGACAAGGACGAGTTTATTGCGTGGAAAAAGGCCAGCAAGCGAGAGGTCGCGACATGTCCGCGCTATACCGTCGAGGCAAGGTCTATTGGGCGCGCGCCCAGCGTCAGGGTCGAGAGCAGCGCCGAAGCCTCAAGACAGCGGATCGAGCACTTGCTGAAAAGCGTCTTAGGCAATGGCTCGCCGAACTCGACGCCACCGCATGGGGCGACAAGCCGCGGCGGACGTTCGGCGAAGCATCCGAGAAATTCATCCGCGAACACCTGACCACGATCAAGCCGAGCAGCGCGCGCCGGTACGGCGTGAGCCTCAAGAATCTAGCCGAGCACTTTGGAACGATGATGCTGGACCAGATCAAGGTGGCGGCGCTTTCCGACTTCGAGACGAAGCGGCGGGCCGATGGCGTGACGAACGGCACGATCCGCAGGGATCTGGCCTGCCTGTCCTCGCTGCTGACATCGGCGACAGATTGGGAATGGCTGGACGCCAACCCGGTCCCGGCATACCTGCGGCGCCGCGCCAAGCGCGGGCTCAAGGAAGCCCCTCCTCGCACCCGCTACCTGACCGAGACGGAGGAAGCCCGATTGCTGGACCACGCGAGCCCGGCAGTGCGTGACGCGATCACCCTGGCGATCGACACCGGCTTGCGTTTGAACGAACTGTTCGGGCTCCAGTGGTCACAGATCGACTTCGCGCGCGGGATCATCGCCACCACCACCCGGACCAAGAGCGGCCGGGCGCGGCACGTCCCGCTGCCGGCGCGCAGCCGCACAATTCTCGGCACAGTCCCGCGGCGGCTGGACACCCCCTATGTGCTGGTCAATCCGGACACCGGCACCCGCTACGTCAACATGTCCAAGGGGCTGGAGGCGGCGCGGCGCCGCAGCTCCACCGCGGCCCTGTCCTGGCATGATTTGCGGCGCACCGCGGGCTGCCGCTGGCTCCAGCGCGACGGCCGGTCAATGGCCGAAGTCTCGATGCTTCTGGGCCATTCGAGCGTGGCCGTGACCGAGCAGCGGTATGCCTTCCTCGACAGCGAGGCCGTGGCGGAATCGGTGAGCGACCGCACAAAACCCGGCACAGGCGCTGCGGACTCGAATGCGAAACGAAAGGCCGTGCAATGACTTGCGAGAATGGCGCGACGACCTCTGACTCCGTCAATCTAGGTTCGAATCCTAGTTCCCCAGCCACAGGAAATGCCGGTATTACGGGCGTTTCTGGCGCTCCGGACCCCGCGGAACGATCGGCACAAGCGGAACAGACAGCGGACACCGGCCGCACAGAACCCGGCACAGCGTACCGCGCCGAGGTCGCCCGGATAAACCGCGCCACCGATCGCGAGATCGATGAAGCGTGCCGCCGCCCCTCCCGTGCGGGAGGCCAGTGATGGGCGACGCAACAACCGAAACTGTGCGGCGCATCCTCGCAGGGTTCGTGTCTGATCCGCCCGATAGCGACTTCCAGCAAGGCTATCTCGCGGCCGTTCTGACGATCGCCAACGAGGTGTTGGGCATCCACGCGACCGACCCACTATGGGCGCAGGCCGATGCACTGCTCGGCGGCGCCAATCCTGCCTACGTCGCGGCCATCAGAGAGCAGGCCGAAAAGAAGCGCGCGCCGTTCACCGTTATCGACGGCGGCAAGATTATCCCATAGGGGCCGTGAGAGGACAAGATGACACCTGAAACTAAAGCTCAACTCAACCAAGAGATCGAGGCCGCCCGCAAGGCTGGCTACGAGGAAGGCTACGCTGCCGCTCAACGCAAATACGCGCTCGCAACATCAGACGAGTTGAACGACATCGTGAACAAGATGTGGCTTGAGGCGAGAGATTTTTTGCAGCGTCGGGCAAACGAGGTTGGGCGACCATTGCACCAAGGCATTCCGGGGTTGCCGGATGTGATGCCGCTCCACCGGCATGAGCAGTGATGGGGAAACAGCGACATGACGATCAAGCAGAGAGACTACGACATTCTCGACGGCCTCAAATCGAGTGGCCACGCGTTCGTCGCTGCTAGCGAAGTCGCCGATGCCTTCCGACTTGCCGATGAAGGGTTGGTTGCGATCTGGACAACCGGCGAAGGATTTCACGCTTGGCGGCTCACGCCACAAGGCGAGATGCGGATCGCGAACGTAAAGGTCAATCACGAAGCGATCTTGTAACCGCTCATGCGTCGGAAGGGAGGAAACCATGACCTACGACCAATGGAAATGCGATCCAGGCTACGACGATCCGCCTGAGGAAGATTGCATCCACGAGGAATATGAAGCCGATTGGAACGGCCTCGCAACGTGCGACCGATGCGGTTGCTGTTGGTGGCTGACTTCGGAGCAGATCGCAGCCGACCGTGCGCACAGCAAAGCCTATGACCGCTACTGTCGCCGCGAGGAGAGACTTGAGAAGTGGCGCCAAGTGCGCGCGTGGTTCCGGTCATTCCTGCCGAAGCGCAAGCGTCAGCCTGCGCTGATCGACGACGAAATTCCGTTCTAATCGATCTTCAGTAGGAACCGACTATGCCGTTCAAGGTCGAACGAGAGCCACGCGCAATGCGTTTCGAGCCGCGCGAGCGATGTTGCTTCTGCCGAGTGCCTACTCGCTTTTGGCGAAGTAGTCGCGATGTTGCATGCTGTCCGGATTGCGCAGAGAGCCACACGGTGGCCGAACTTCCGACCAAGGCAGAGTGGTGCGCCAAAGAACGCATGCTCGAAGAGCGTCGGTAACATCACACAAGGGAGCCGAAGATGAGGCCCGAGAGCACGCCAGAATTAATCGAGAGGGCACGGCAATTCGCGCTTGAGAAGCCGTCGACCAGCTATATCCAACGAAGGCTGATGATCGGCTACAACCATGCATGCGAGCTCATGGAGCATTTCGAAGCCGAGGGAACCGTGTCGCCCCGGCGCCCCGATGGGACGCGCGAAGTTTTGAGCCGCTCCCGATGACTGAGCGGCACAGGACAAAGATAAATCGTTGGGGTCCGCGTACCTTCACGCCCGCGCAATGGATCAAGCGCGATCTTCGGAGTGCCGCGACGCGAGCGGAGAAGGACCGGAAGGCTGGAAAGCGCACGATCACGCTGGCAAAATCAGCCGCTGACGGTGAGACATCGCGGAAACAGGAGGGGTAGATGGTGACAGGGCGCGCCGGAGCGACAACGCTCTACATTGCATTCAACCCTGACGCCGCCGTACATGACCGCGAGGCTGCGCTGGCGCGCATCGCCGCCGAGTATGGCCCAGGCTTTGCCGCCCACATTGCGGAGAGCGTCGAGGTTAGCGAAATGATCTCACGCAACCGCGCCGACGCCCTGCGCATATCGCGCAATGCTCGGCAGCGGGCCGCACGCCGCGATCATACCTGACAAGGGGCTGAGAATGGACATCGTTGAACGACTGCGCTTTGACGCCGCCAGATGCGAGGTCGATTACTCGAAGGGCGTCGCGACGAACATTGAGGAAGGCGCCGCCGAAATCGAGCGGCTGCGGGCGGCTCTCCAAGAGATTGCCGACATGCCGCCGCTGCGATCCTTCAATTCCGATGGCTCGCCGGGCGGCGTTTACGACGCGGAGCAAAAGGTCGCTCGGCGCGCTCTTGAGCAGCAACCGACTGGAGAGAAATGATGGCCATAGACCAGCGGGCGTTTTTTGCGGAATCGAAGCGGCTACAGGAAGAATTTGGCCTCACCCGCGATCAGGCCGACATGCTTGCCGCTCACAAATTCTGGGACGGCTTAGTTGATGAGCAGATGAAGCCAACCGAGGGTGAGCCAGTCAGCCGCCGGCCGAGCCGATCATAAGCGATGAGCGTCGTGGAAAAGATCGCCCACCTATTCAAGAGTCGCCACCCGCGACGCTTCCATGGCGAATGCCAGAGATGCGGTCGGCTCGACTATCTGCCGTGGGCAACTGAGCATGGTGTCAGATACTGCGGGCACTGCTGGGAAAAGGATGCGCTCGCATATGCCGCAGCCGCTGTTGGGCAATGACGGGCGCTATTTCACCAGCACCTTGAAGCCAGCCCAGAAGGCGGCGAGCGCGCTGACGACCAGCATGCCGATGATGGTCAGGATCGCCTTGCCGGCCGCACCCTCGCAGCGCTCGCGCGTCGCGCGCAGCCACTGCATGTCCTTCTGAGCGTGGAAGGGCTCGCTGGGGTCGAGTCCCATTGCGGTGAGGGTTTGGTGAACGGCCTGCTCAGCCGCCTCCGACGCGACTTGCTTCAGAAGCGCAACGTCTGCCGGCCTAAGTCCCTCAATATTAATGCGGGAATGTCCTTCGCTCATCGCCCCGCTGCCACTACCGGCGTACGGAAAGAGGGACACGGAACGGTGGTATATTTGAGCTCAGCCATTGGTGCCCCTCCCTCGGGCGTCGGTGGTTAGGCTCGCGCGGACTGTTCGTCCAGCACGCGCGGGCCGCTTGTTACGCTCTACAATCTCCCGGTCAGCAGCAGGATCACGAGCACGATCAGCAGAATGCCGACGATGCCGATGCCGCCGTGTCCGAACCCGTAGCCATATCCGCCTGGTCCAATGCCGCCGAGGCCGCCGAGCAAGACGACCACGAGGATGATGACGAGTAGCAGTCCAATCGACATGTTAGCCTCCAAACTTCTGTGATAACGGGCTTGGCCCCGTTCCGTTCGTTCCGCCGACCAGCGGCGCGCTGATCTCCCGCAAGTCGCCCTCGCGCACTTCGCTGCCGAAGATCATGGCCAGCACCTCGGGCGCGGCGTCGACCTGCACATAACTTGGGTGGCCGCGATGGATCAGCGACAGCAGCACCTTCCGCATTCCGTTTACCGGGTTGATGCTCTGGACGGTGAAGGTTGCGGGCATGTCAGTGTCTCAAAAGAGCGGCGGCGACGATTGCCGCGACGCCGAGCGCGCCGACGATATACCCGCCGAGCGCCGCCCATTTCCCGGTGTCGGACTTGGCGATCCGTTCCTTGAGATCGTCGATACGTTCGGCCAGCGCGTCGATTTGTTTCGTGGTGGACAATGCAGCCTTGTCGATCGCGAGCGTGCTGCTGTCGTTCTGCTGCTTGACCAGCTCTTGCGCGGCCTTGAGCGCGGCTGCAAGCGCGGTATCGCGGCCGGCGAATTTCTCGATCACCAGTTCGCGGAAGCCGGTCAGCTTGGTGTCGAACAACTTTTCGATTTCAGAGCGCGCGAGCGCAACAGCATCCGTGGTCAACTTCGTCGGATCAGGAACCGGGACAATGCCCGGCCCCTGCTGTTGCGTGACCATCGGTCAGTCCGCCGGCTGCGGGATCGGGATGCCGCGCTTGGCGATCTCGGTCATAACCTGCTTGTGCAGCCACACGTTCTGCTCGGGCAGGCCGTCGAACTCGCGGCCCATGTCCGGATTGAACTCGGTCGCCAGTTGCCTGCGCGCGGCCTTCGAACTGTCCATGTCGAGCAGCTTGAGCAGATCCACGATCGATGTCCGCCATTTCAGTTTCTGCGGGTCGTTCGCCGCCTTCTCGTCCAGCCGCCCAGCGACCTCGCCGGCCGGGATGTCGAAGTGCTGCGCGATGTGCTCCTTCACGTCCTCGACGTGATCCACGATCTTTTCGCCGACATCGCGCACGTCCTGCGCGATGACGTGCAGAACGGCTTTCAGCTTGCCGAACAGAGTGTCAAAGATGCTCATTTGGACTTCTCCGGTTTGCCGTCGACGACGGCGGGGGTGAGGTTTCAGACACCGCGGCGGTCAAGTTCGGCGTCGACCGCGGGAGGTGCCGCTACAGCGGCGGCGGCAGGCGCAACCGCTTGAGCAGCTTCGATCGCGACCGCTGCGGGCGTAACTTTTTCGGCCAACTTCTCGGCCGTCTTGGACATCTGTTCGTCTTTCGCGGTCGAGCCGGACGACGATCCGATCCAGTAAGACACCACGCTGGTGAAATTCGACGCGAGCGCGCCGACCAGAAGCGTCAGCGTTTCTCCCGGCGTCCCGCCCGCCGCCTTCTCGGTAATGAACATATAGGTGACGATGAGAAAGCCGCACACCACGAGAAGGGATACGAGCACACGCCCGACGTTGTTCGTGCTCATGCTCAGCCCTTCTTGCTGTTGAGACAGGCTTGTGCCTGCGCGCGGTAGTGGTCCGTCATCTCGACGCCGTGCGCCTTGGCGGCCGTCTCGATCATTCCCATCGTCGCCCACGACGGCACGCGCGAGCACCAGGCGGTGTGCGTCTTGGCCTTCTTGAACTTCGATTTGATGCGGCGGGACTTTGCCAGTGCGGGCTTCGGGTGCGGCTTCGCGGCGGGGACCGGGACGGCAACCGGCGGCACGGCCTTGGAGGGCTCGGCCGCCACCGCCGGAGGATCGGGCGCCGGGATCAAAACCGGGACCGGCGCCTGACAGGATTTCGGCCACAGCACGCATTGCCACGGCTTGGCGTGCGCTGGCGCGGCGATCAGCACCGCGGCGAGGATGAGGGCGGATTTCATGGCTTCGGCTTGTTCGTCAGCGCGGGCCCGATCGCGCCCAGCACGCGCCCGATGACGGCGCCGGCCGGGCCGAAGACGCCCGTCGAGGCGATGGCAGCGGCGGCCGTGAAGGCGAGCGGGACAAGGTTGCCCGCCGTGGTCGGGTCCGTACCCATCCCCAGCGGCGTGCCGAGGTGCCCGGTCGCCATCGCGCCAAAGCTGGTGAACAGGCCCGCGAGGCTCAGGGCCAAGCCCGTCTTTGGCGGGTTGACCGGCGCGGCGACCTCGACCTTGACCGGCGGCGGCGGCGGCGGAGTCACCGGCTGCGGCGCGAGGCCGCTGATAAGCTGGCCGAGGATGCCCGCTAGGTCGATGCCCTGCCCCGGCTGCGCGCCTGTGGAGCCCTGTACGCGCGCCGTGAGCAATTGCAGGATGATCGGCAGGGCGGCTTGGATGAGCGGTGCCAATTGGTTCGGGTCAATCTTGGGAAGTGGTGCGAGGATTTGGCCGATCTGGGGAGCGGGGGGCAGCTTCGCGGCAACTGGGCTGCCGGCCGCATGGAAGGCCGCCAGCGCCTTCTTGGCCCACGAAATGCGGTTCGGTAGGTTCGGCACGCCCGGCCGCTCGAACTGGTTCATGAAGGCTTCGGTGGCCTGCTCGAGCGTGGTCGCCGCCTTGAGCGCCGGGATCGTATGGCTTTCCGGACCGACGAGCTCGCGGAAAAGCATGGAATAGTTCGCGTCGAAGGTGTCGGGCTGCCAGTTCTTGTCCTCGTTGCGCGCAAGCCATGCCTCGAAGTCCCGGCGGCGCGGGCCGGTCCACTGACCGTCGCCAAGCCCGCCGCGGCCCGAGGTCGGGTTGATCTCCTGCGTCTGGGTAAATCCGCCGGATTCGGTGCCGAAGTTGCCGGGGACCGCGGCGGCCTGAAAATCCTCAAGGCCGAAATCCGCGATCAGCTTCACGATGTACTGGACGGCGCGATCTTCAAAGTGGCCCATTTACTTCACCCGCTTGCGGCAGCCGTCCACACCGGGAGGCGCGACCGTCCACTCCCGGATCAGCCGCTGCATTTCCGAAAGCCGCGTCATCGCTTCGTCGGTGTCGTCCTTCCCCGTCGCAATCGAGGTCAGCACCTCGGCCAAGGGGTTGATCTGCACGAATATCTTGGGCTGGAGCGATGGCCGGGACAGGCATTCGGCCTGCGCGGGGGCGGACAGGCAAAGCGCGGCGATTACCGCGCCGGTAAGGCGTAGGGGCATGTATTCCTCGCTGAAGGGGAGTTGACGGCGATTCTCAACTGACGCTAGATTCCGCGGATGCAACAGCATCCGATTGAAACCGCTCCGCGAAGCCCGCTGGATTTCCTTGGGCACGGGCCTTCGGTTCTACTGTTACGCAATCCCGGCGATCTTGAGCCTGTCGAGGGCTGGTGGTCTGAGCGAAAGGGCTGGCGGAACGGTCGAGGGCGGTTGCCATTCGATCCCAAGTTCTGGTGCCACATCCCGGCCCCGTCCAACGCACTGGATACGATGCAGACCGAGAGGCTTGCCAAGGTGCGATACGGCTAAAGCCTGCCGTTCGCGTCAATATAGGCGGCGGCCGAGTTGAAACCGACTGCGGTACAGTCCCCCGCAGCAAGCCCCGAGCTTCCGGTCGGCGCCGCAATCACATGATACGGGCCGCCGCCTCCGACACTCAGCCCGGTCGCCGTGAAGGCATTGAACGCGCCGCCTCCAGACGTGAGTGCCGACAAATGCCCGGCATTGGACGCGCTGACCGTTGGCGTCCGCATGTTCAGGGGCAGGTCGAACAGCTTACCGGCTGCCGCGCTCGACGAATAGGCTTGCAGGTTGGCGAGGTAATCCTGCGTCCCGCCCGAATTCTTCCGATAGAAATAACGCTGGCAAAGCATCAGCTCCAGCGAATACGGCCGGAACGCAATCGGGGTCGTGCTCGATGCGATTTCAAGCTGGACTCTGCCTACGTCCATCGTGGCGTTTTGCACCATCGTTCCTTCACTCCACAGAAACACCGCGATATTGTTTGCGGCGGTACTGATCGCGGCCGTGATCGAGACGGTGCCGAACACCCCGGAATCGGCAGCGGTGAGCGAACCGCTGACGCCGGCAATCGTGGTTGTGGTCGAGTTGAAGAAGGCCGTTACGATATAGCTCGATGAGGTCCAGTCGTTCACCACGTCCTTGGTGATCGAGTCCGCCGTCCCGGTCCATTCCACGATTGCGATGCGAAGATGCGGCGCGGTCGAAAGACGAACCCGAGCCGATAGCGTGACGGTCTGCCCGCGCAAGTCGATGCAGTTTGCGCGCTCGATCCACTGTATCAGCCCCATGCGCTGCGCAACCGCCTGGCTCTGGGTGAGCCGGAGCATGTACGGCGTGCCGCTTTCCGGATTGACCAGTTGCGAGTCTGCGACCGTCCCGGTTTGCGTGAGCACGATCCACTGATCCATGCTCGAATACCCGCCATCGGCGACGGTCCCGGCCGCGGTCTGCTGCACCTGGCCGGATGGATTGATAACCCGATTGCGAATGCCGAGCGCGCCATCGACAATGATGACCTTGCCGGAATTGGTAAGCCCGGTCGAAAGCGTGTAATCGCCAGTGCCGCCAGCGATCGTAACCGGCCGCGTGACACGGCCAAAGCGGCCCGGAAGGCGCCAAAGCATGTTAGGTGATCCTGTTGATGAAGCCGGACATGGTGAGCACGTTGCCGGTCGCGGCAAACACAGTCACGACAAGCGAATTGCAGAGGATGAGGCCGGGAATGGCACAAATCGTTTCGCTCGCCGGCACCGTGAATTTCAGCAGGTTGTCCGGCGATGTCGTGCCGCCGAATTCCACCGTTGCGATCACATCGGATGTGCTGGTGTTCGAAAGATACATGTGCACTTCATCGAGCACCGATGTTCCGGAGCCCGTGGTGTGGAACGTCGTTCCGGTCGAAGCCGTGGCCACAACCTTGATCGGCTTGCCGTTGGTCGAGCCTGACGGGACGATCTTTGCAATTGAAGTCATGTCGATTCCCTAGCTGAAGACTTGCACTTTGAGCACGATCTGATCGTCGGAGATTCCAGCAATGGCAGCAGTCACCGCAGCGCTCGCTGCCGCAGCGCTCGCAGCAGCAGCCGCAGCACTTGCCGCCGCAGCGTTTGCCGTCGTGGTGGCTGCCGCAGCACTTGCAGCCGCAGCATCCGCACTCGCCGCCGCGGCAATCGAGTCTGATTCCGTGACCGCGATGGTGTAGACGCCGCCCGACTGGCTGACGCTGATGCCGTTCCCGGGAAGAACCTGGGCCGGGAATTTCGGAATGGTCCGGATGCGAATGTTGGTGCGCGCGGTCATGTCGGCCCTCCGTCTAGAACCGGCAGACTGCCGAGGATGAGGTCTTTGGTTGCCCCGCCGTTCACCATCGAGAGCCGCACGCGGTAGGTTTTCGACCCGGTAAGGCCGTTCATGGTGGATGCCCCGAAGTGAACCGACATCACGCCGCCGGTTATGTCGTCGATGGTGATCCCGCTGCCGATCGATCCCGACAGAACGGTTGTGCGCCGGTCGTCGTCCCAGAGCGTTATTGTAACGGCCGTAACGGCAGTCAAATCGAGCGGATCGCCGGTATCGTCGTCGTAAAGCTCGAACGTGTCGTCCCAATCCTCTTGATTTGAGACCGGCAAAAGCGTGTTCTCTTGGGACATTTCGGAGGCCTAGAGCTTGATGAACCAAGTGCCGAGCAATGCGCCAGCAAGGTTGTTGTGCGCGGAGCCGGAACCGTTGGCGTCTGCTGTTCCGGAGAGAGAATGGGTATGCAAGCTTTCGTTCGCGGTTGAGCCTGTGACGCTGTGCGTGTGAGCGCTATCCTGGCTGACCGTAACGTTGTGGGTGTGATCCTGACTCTGAGCGCCGGACGACCCTATGGTCAAAGCATTGACGCCTGTGACCCCGCCCGCCGCAAATGTGTTGGTGGTGCCACCGGTCACGACGCTGCCGTGCGTATGGCCTTGGCTAACCGTTGTGCTCGTGCCCGTCATCGTGAACGCGGAGTTATTTCCGGTCGCGAGTGTGCCAACACCATGAGAGTGTGCCGACCCCGCGCTGGTGGCGCCGCCGGAAAGCGCGTGCGTGTGCGATGACAATTGCGCGGTTGTCAGCACATGATGGTTTTGTCCGCCAAGTGACCCCGCCGTCGTCGCGTCGCCAACCGTGAACGGCACCGAGGCATCAAACCGGGACGCCGCCGAATTGCCCATCGTGTCGAGGCCGAAGGGATGCCGGCCACGCAAGTCCGGCAGTGTCAGCGTCTTGTTCGCCGCAAAGTCGGCGGCGGCATTCGAGCCTCGGCCGCCACTCACTGGCGCTGCGGAATTGCTCAGCGCGTTGTAAAGGTACGTATAGAGCGCGAGCGTATCGGCATTCGCGCGTTCATTCGCAACCGATGCCGCAGACCCGATGGTGCGGCCGTTGGCTCGCACATAGCCGGTGCGCGTGCTGTCGATCGGCTCGAAGACGAATTGCCCGGTTTGCAGCAACGTCGTACTATCGACGTTGAGATCGGCGGTGAATGGCGCTGCGTTCGGAATGCCGTCCGTATCCCAGATCGTGACATCGCCGGAGGTCCGTACCCGCTCGCGATAGTCGTTGTAATCGAGGAATATGGCGGGCGCCCGGCCGTACCCGTCACAGACAACGGGATGAGTTCGGGGAGTGGTCAGCGCCGCATCGGAATAGGTCGTTCGCGGCGTGGTCGTGCCGCTTTCGAAGAAATACAGCTTCGCACCCGTCGCGCGGACGCCCGCGGCGTTGAATATCGTGCTATTGCTGTGCGGCCAGAGGATGCCCATGGATACCTCAAAGAAAAAGGCGACCCTGAGGGCCGCCCTGTTGGTCTATTTCGTGACGGTGATACTACTGGCCTGGTGGCCGTTGAACGTCTTGCTGGTTCTGATCGGCGCGGCCTATTGCGCCCGCCTCTATCGGGACCAATCCCCGGCCCTGCTGAGCGCCGCCGCTGGCAATGGCACGGTCGAAGCTGCGCAGCGCGTCCATCATGCCTTGGCTGCGAGAGACGATATTGATCCCTTTGCGCAAGACGCTCGTATCGTTCGAAGCCAGCATTTCGCCGACCTTGCGGGCGACGCGCTGGTCAACCGCTCGACTGCCGCGCGCCGCGCCCCACATAAGAGCCGCTACGGTCATTGATGCTGGGTCCTGATTGAAGGCGCCCAAGCCGCCAATGCCGTAAGCTCCGCCGGCCATCCCCATTTCCGCTAACTGCCGCGCCGTGGTGGAGTTGCCCATAGCTCCGCGCGCCAGATCCATGACGCCTTCGGTTCGCATCATGGCCTCAAACTCGCGAGAGCCCTGCTGCCCCATCGCAAGCTCCATTTGCTGGCGCGCACGAGGGGATTGAGCAATTGAATTGAGAACGTTGCGACGGTCGCCTGTGCTCTCGATCTTCTGTGTCAGGCTCTGGATGAAGCTTTCGCGGAAAAGTTGCCGTTCCGGCGGCGACATTTGAGCGTAGGCACGACGGGCATCGGCAATAGGGACGTTCGAAGAGAGGAATTTTTCGCCCGCCTCTGAAGCATCTTGCGCCCCAAAGAACCGTGCAGCGCCCGCGCGGGCCTGCTGGTAACTCGGGACAAGGCTATCAAGCTCTCCGTTGAGCTTGCCGGCCAGTTGCTTCAGCGTACCGGCCTCTTCGGTCGCGCCCTTTCGTTCCGCCTGTTTCGCGGCATCGGACAGCGCGCGGCGCGTATAATCCCAGAACTGAAGATTAGGGTATGTCGGCTGACCGTTCTTGCCGCGCGTGAATTCAACGACGCCGGACGGGCTGACCTGTACCGAGGAATTGAACCCGCCGAAGCCATCAACAATCGCGCGGCTCTTGCCCTTTTCCGCCGCCGCCTTCATCGCCTCCACAACATCGGGGCTTCCGACGAGCCGTTGCAGTTCATTCGACCAAAGCGGCTTGTCGCCTTCCTGATAGGCTTTGGCATAGGCCGGCTTGTTCGCCTGCCGCGCTGCATCCTGCAGCGCCTCGCGTGTCGCGCCGGTATCGGATGGCCCGAAAGTCTTATTGAGCCAACCCGTTACTCGGTCGCTTTGGCTTTCGAAACGATCGTTGATCGTGCTCCCGAGCGCCGCTCGCGCCTCGGGCGAGGTATTCGCCGCCGAGCGCGCCAGCGCGCGAGTGGTTTCGCCGCCAAGGTCCATAACCGCCGCGGGGCCGCCGGCATTGACTGAGGCGGCGTATTCCGGCGCGGTCAGGCCCGGAGGTCCGCCAGCCGTCTTCACGTCACGCTGGAGCGCCCCAACGACGCGCCGCGCCGCTTCGGCTTCTGGGTCGGAGATACCTCGTATTGTCTGCGCAACGGCTTGAAACGGCTTGGAAGCGAGCCGCGCGGCTTGCGCCACGCCTTCCACCACAGGTGCGCCAGCGCCGCCCAGAACCGCGCCCGTAACGCCGCCCGTGGCCGCGCCGGTTGCGCGCGACGCCAAATCTGTGCCCTCGCCGGCCCCGCCAATAGCCCCCGTAATGCCGCCGATCCTCACTCCTTGTGCGATCCTGGCAGGGAGCGTTGCGGCGCCCGCGCCACCTCCAATCGGAGCCGTGGCAAGCGCGCCAGCGAGCTCGCCTCCGACCGATGCCGCAGGCTGAAACTGCCGCTGGTCTGCCGTGTCCGAACGGTCCTGACTTGTCGCCACGCGCTGCGCCGCCTGCGCTTCCGGGTCGCCGGACAGCAGCCGATAGACGCCCTTGACGAAGGCCGCGCCCTGTGGCGCATGCTGGATCAGCGATGCGACCGGGTTTGATGCGTCCATCAAAAGCCGCCGGGCCGCCGTCACCACGTCGGGGTTTTCGGGATTAAGCCCGCCGGCCGCCAGAACACCTTTGATTTCGTCGCTGAAGTTGAAGGACCGCCCGCGATCAAACCCTCCCATTGCGGCCTGCGCAGCCGTTGGCGTGGGTGGCGCGATACCCTCCCGCGCCGTCCGGAAATTGCCGCCAGCCGGGGGCGCGCCGAACTGCCCGCCATTGTCCGCAGGGAGTCCGCCGGGAGGCTGTTGCTGGGCCTGCTGTTGTGGGACCAGATCGTCAAATAAACCGCTGGGGCGCTTCGCCTGTGCGCTGACTTCGGTCGGCGCCGCACGGTCGAAGCGCTGCGCAAACGATCCTGTCGCCCGGTTCGGCTCGATCCCGCCCGGAAGCGAAGTCCATGTCCCGGATAGCATCTTGCCGATTCCGGCGATTGCGTTCGGGTTGCCCCTGGCGCTTTCGAGGTCTTTCGCCAGATCGCGCCCGGTCTTTTGCTGATAGGTCTTGTTCGCCAGATGCCAAGCACCGCGGTCCTGACTGTCGGGTGAGAAGTCGGGCAAGCCCGCCTCTTTCTTCACCTCATCCCAAGTCGAGCCGAGAAACTGATACCGGCCGGCCGCGGATGAAGTCTTGCCCGCGTTCGGGCCGGTCGTGATCGGGATGGCCTGCCGGGGATGATCGCCAAAGTCAGAGAACTCGCCGCCGCCGTACAGCTTATTGTAGCCGGAGCTTTCGCTGCCCGCGATGGTGTCGAGCAATTGGCGACCTACAGCCGGAACGTCGCGCGGCGTAACCGTAAGGCGCGGGACGTTCGGGTTGCCCCCGTCAGCATTTCCAGCCGCCGGGATGAGGTCGTCAAACAGGCCCATGTCAGTAAATCGCGCCTGCGGTCGGGCTTGGGGCTGGCGCGGTGAGCCCCGAAGGATCGATGCCGACCGCCTTCAGGCGTTGAATGACCTGATCTCGAGCCGCGGGGTTCTTGGCGATGACCGCCTGCGCCTCGGCCAATGTCTGCTGCTGATTGGCGCGAGCCGCCGCGATGGTCTCCCTGCTTTTCCATGCGTTCGGGTCGGCCTGCGTCTGTGGGCCGGGCGTGGACGGAGCGGCGCCTGGCTGCGGACCACGTTGCGATTCCGGCAGAAGATACTTCCCTGAACGCATATCGTCGGCGATTTTTTGATTGAACGCCGTGCGCGCCTCGGCAGCCTGCATTGCGTTTTCATAGATCGTCTTGCGCACAGCGGGCGATTGCGACGCGGCGCCTTGCACCTGAAGCAAGATTTTCCGTTCACCCTCTGTCGGGTTACCGCCGAACGTCGCGCGCAAATTGTCGAGCGCCTGATTGGTGACGACGTTTGTAAGTTCTTGCGTGGCCTCGCCGCCATGCATGCCGAATTGCGACCCGATATAGCCCCGCCCTTCGGCAAACGGTCCGCTATATGCCTGATCGTTCAAAGCAAGCGCGCGCTGCAGGCTCTTCTTGACCAACGCCCCGGCCTGCACGTTCTTGTCGGCTTCCAGCAGCGCCTTGTCGTCGATGTTGGCAAGCTGTTTGGTGCGCGTCTCGCGGTAAATCTTCGGGTCTACACCTGGAGGCAAATTCGGGTCGGGCGGCGGCATGCCCTGAATTTGCGGAATGGTATAGCCGGTTGGCCCCTTCTGGACCGTGACTTTTTCTCCGCCCGGAGTGGTGATGTCGGTCGTTTTGGGCGCGAACTGTTCCGCAACCTTCGCCTTCGCCGTCTCGGATTGCGTGATGTATTCCGGCGAGGTCAGGTATTGCTGCTGCGCCAGCTTCGCGAGCGAAAGCCCGCCCTCGGTATCGCCGGCCGCAAGAAGGGCCTTGGATGCCGCGCCAAAGTCGAGCGGGCCGCTACCCTGCCCGAGTTGGCCCAGCACCTGATCGCGCGTCGCCTGCTGTCTGGCCCTCTGGTAAACGTTGCCCAGATCGCCAAGCGGCGAAAAGTCGATTTGAGGCACGCCGCCCATTGCTTAGGCCCCCGTGAAGCTGCCGGCGGGAAGCGAGCTGTTCCACATCGCCGGGCTGAAGCTGCCACCACCACCTGACGCGCCGCCCGCAGCACCCGCCGCAAGCTTCGCGGCCTGCAAACCGAAGTTCCACAGATTGGCATTGCCGCCCATCTGGGCACCGGCCGCCGCCGTATTCTGCCCTGCGATCTGCGGGACAATGTTGAGGTCGGCCTGGGTGATGAGTTGGTTCGCCCCGGTTTCGTTGCCGGCCAGTGCCGTGCCGCGCGAGGTGTCGAGATTGGCCTGCCCGCCGTAGTAGGACCGCGCGAGGTCAGCCAGTGAATTGCCCTGCCCCGTGGCGACGCCCGCCTGCTGCTGGCCGAGCCCGCTGTAAATCCCGGCCAAGGCCTGGTTGTTGCCCTGATTGCCCGCCGCCGCGCCCTGCGTGGCCTGAAGCTGCATCTGGTTATACGGCGCGAGGTTTCCGAGCCATTGCTGATAGGTCTGGTTGGCAAGCCCCGTGCCGTATTTCAGCGCGTCGGTATCGGTATTGCCGGAATTCGCCATGCCGCGCGCGTTGGCGGCGCGGTTGATCGAGTTCAAGCCCTGATCGAGCGCGAACTGATAGCCGGGTCCGGCCTGAAATGCTGATGTCGCGTTCGCGTTCCCGGCCGCGCCGTTCACGCCGACCGCATCCGCATAGAGGTTTGCGCCCTTGCCGTACTGTCCGGCGAGCGCCGAGAGCGGCGCATAGGCCCCACCGCCTGCCGTCAGCGCTCCGGCAGCGTTCCCGGCGCCTTGGGTGAGATAGTTCTGCGCGCCGCTGGCGCCGGTATTGATCGCGTTGCCGGCCGCGTCATAGCCCTGCGCGAGTTGACCGCCCGCTGCTCCGTATCCCTGATCGAGATAGCCGAGCGCGGTGTTTTTCGTGGCCTGCGTGCGCTGGGCAATGCTCTGCTGCGTTCCCGCAAGCAAATCCTTGTTCGCGCCAGCCGCAGCAACACCGGGCGCGCCGGTGAAAGCGTCGAAGAGACCCATGATGATGTACCTTGAGTTAGGCCACGCCGCCGACCGTGTGAGCGCCGTTACAGCGGACGGAAAGACACCCGCTCCCGCCATTGGTCAGCGCGTAGTTTCCGCCTGCGATGTTGGTCGCCTTGCCGTCCGAGACGTAAAACATGGAGCCGTTGGCACATGCCGCCGGCATGTTGGCGAACGTAGTGCCGTTGCTTGTGTCTCTGACCACGACTGTTGATCCGACTGAATAGCGCGTCGCCGCCAGCACAACCGAGCCGCCGAAGCGATTATCCCGCACCGTTGCGGGTGCCTTTACGGCCGTTCCCGAACACACAATCCCAACGGCCGTAGCCGAGCCGTAATGCGTGATCTCGTTCGCATCGCAAGTGATGTAGGAGCCGCTTTGAATCAGGATGTATGTCTTGCCAGCGTCCAGATAGCTCCGCAGGATGTTCCCGACGATTGAAATGCTATCGATCCAATCCCCGCCCGCGCCGTCGTCCAGAATGGCGATGTGCGCCGTGAGTGCAGTTTGCGAGACGTTGGAAAACTCGTTGAACTTGATCTGCGGCATTGCGGCGACGCCGCCGCTCTGGTTCGCCAGCAGGACGCCGTAAGTGGTCTGCTCTTCAAGCTGGTTCTGGAACACCTCGAATGCGCCAGCACCCGGCGTGACGTGCAACTCGATTCCGGTTTGGCATCCGACGATGTAGTTGTCGTTGATCTTGGCATATCCGCACTCAGCGTAAATGCCGTAGGTCGTGACCGGGGCCGAGTACCCGATGATGATGTTGCCGAAGATCGTCCCTATGCCGCCCTCAAATCCGCCCGACGTGGTGACGTAGATCGCGGCGAGGACGCAACTGTTGAAGACATTGCGCTGCGCGACTTCAATGCCGGATGGCTTGTCGACCGTGATCCCGACATAGACAAAGCTGAACGCACACCCGTAGACATTGGGGCTGCATCCAAGCCCGCCAATCGAGCAACCGAACTTGAGCGCCCCGCCGCCCGTCATCGGCGTGACGACTGCGAGGAAGTCGATGTCCCGAAACACCATCGGGGCGCCGCTGTCGATCGTGAACAGATAGCCCGATGCGAAGTTGAGCCGGAATGTCGTCGCCTGTTGCGGGTAGCTCGTGCCCGGCGATGTAGCCTGCCCGTTGCCATCGCCCTCGATGTTCACGGGGCCGCTGTAGCTCGAAAGTGGTCGGTCGAAACGATACCCAAGCCCGCCGGCCGGCGCGTAAATCTTGCGGCCGTTGGCGAGGGCTATGATGTCATCGAAGTATATTGCCTCATCCTGCGAATTGTCGCCCTTCGCGCCGATGGACTTGACGTTGAACTTGTCGGATGGGGCATAAATCCAGTAAGCGCCGTCCGCGGATTGAACGTGGCACGTCCTGACCGGGCTTGGCGTCGGGGACAGCCGCCGATAAAGAGCCTGCCCGCCGTCTCCCACGGTCGCGTAGCCGGCCACCAGGACATGCGTCACAGTTGCCGAAATGGTCGCGCTTGCAATTGCATTGCGCGTATCGAGCAGGAGAGTTGACGACGTGCCAGCGGTCAGCGCCGCGACTTCGGCCTCGATCGTCGTGACATCAGATTGGAGCGCCGTGATGTCCGTTTCGATCGTCTCAATGGCTGACGCCGACCCGCTCGTCCATCGCTGCAAGCTCTTGAGATAGCCGTAAAAGTCCTCGGTCGGCAGGCCGCTGCTGTTGGTATGGGCTGCAAATGGGTCAATCGGGATGGGGGCGTTGGGCAGCGGCATCAGCCCGGCGCCCTTTGGTCAATCCCGGTGATCGCTGCGCCCATCACCGTGACAGGCACCGGATCGGACACGCGCAACCGGATGCGAAAGCCCTTCGGCCCGCATGATCCGAGCTTTGAGACCGAAATGCTGCGCTTGCTGTCGCCCTCAGTGCCGATCGCACGCAGAACCGGCACGCCGTAGCTGTAGCCACCGTCGCGTGACCAGTCGATTCCGGTCACCGGATTGGTTTCAATCGGGTCCTGACCCGCCGCCGAACCGACCGCCGCCGTCATGTTCACGTCGAGACGCGGCACACCAAGCCGGGCCGGGAAAGCCTGCACCGCGCCCGATGTCATTTCGAGGACGAGAGGATTGTTTCCCTCTTTGTAGGTCGTTGCGGCAATCTCGAAAACCGCCCCGGTGTCACGATCGCCCGCGATCCACGTCGAAAAGGCGCGCACCGTGCGGGAAACCCGCCAGCCACTGAGATTATAGCTCTTGCGCTCGTTCCATGCGCCTGTGGTGAGATTGTGTTCCCAGGTCCAGTAGCCCGGCCGGGTCAGCACAAAAAATGCATTGCCGTTGCTCATATAGCAGCAGCATTCCAGCACGGTCTTGTCGGGCGTCGCCGCAATGTCGCGGGAAACATCTTCCGTGCTGATGACGGTTGGCGTGTAGCCGTCCAGCTTGCGCACGGTGTCGTCCTGCGCGACCCAGCATAGCGTGCCGGTAAATCCCGGCTCCCAGCCCGCAACCGCATGCGTCCCGGCAATTCCGACCGGGATTGTCGCCTGCAGATCGAACGGAAACGGGGTCAAGCCCGCGTCCGCATAGACCTGACAGAAGTTGGCCGAGAAGGCAAACAACTGATCGCGGAACGAAACGCCGCGCAACAGCCCGGCCGGCGCCATCGTGTACGACAGCGAATTGACTGAAATCGAATTGAGGTCGCTGGCGCTGATGCGGCCACTGGCATGTGTCCAGACGAAGTAGCCCTTGACCGCGCAGACGCTGTTCGGCGTTGGCAGATCGGGGTCGGCAAACGATGTCGGGGGCGAGCCGGCGAACAGGTTGAACGCGCCATCCGATGTGACGCACACGATATCCGGCGTCGAGGCGTTGTTCTTCGCAACCGTAATCAGGTCCGTTCCAGACAGCGCGCCCAGATCCGTGAAGCTGTAGACCGCGCCGGATTTTGTGAGCAGTTGAACGCGCGAGCCGAGCGCCGCTATGATGCTCCCGGTGAACTCGATAAAACCGCGAAACCCGGTATAGGTTACGGCAGTGGCACGCACGACAAGGCCCGGCGAGCGCACCCACTTGATCGGGATCGGCGCGCCCTGTTCTGTCTTCACGACAAAGCAATTGACCAGCCGGCCGGCTCCTTCCTGCGGCCTTGCGCCCGGCGAGGATGTGACGGGGAACGGAACGGCAACCATTAATGGCTATTCCTTCGCAGGATTTTCAATCGACCGCAGCCAAGCCTCGTTGCGGGAATTGGCATCAGCGTCATACCCCATTTGTCTTAGGGCGGTTTCGAATTTGATCTGATCGACCGCGTTAGAAATGTCTGGACCAAACATCGCGCTTGGCATATTTGGATTGCGTGAGTTCGAAAGCAGGGTCGGGCCACCCTGCAACCACATCCCGGCCATATGCGCTAGATCAGCGAGCGTCGTCCCCGACCCTCTGCGATCTTCAATATTTTGCGACGGCGGTATCATGCGCCATGCCATACGGTCGGACGGATTAGTAGAGCCGAAATTCTTGGCGAGATCGGCTAAACTGAGGTCACCCATCAGAAGTAATCCCCCGCCAGGACTTCCTTCGTCGGCTTCGTTGCGGTCAGCCGCTTGAGATTGTATTCGGCGGCCTGTCGCATGCCGTCGTCCTGCGGCTTGCCGAAGTCGAGCGCGCAGAAATACGCCAGATAGACCGACAGCCACTCGAAGGCGTCGTCATCGATGTCGTTGAGGTCGCCGATCGTGTAGATGTCGATCCCGCTGATGAATGCGGCGAACTTCGGCACCACAGCGAGGACCGCCGCGGTATCCTCCGAATCCGGCGACTGGCCGGTGCCGACCAGCAGCAGCTTTTCCAGCGCGCGATTGGACAGGTCCGTGCTGGTGTTGGCCATGTCAGCCTACCGCCTGCAATTTGGGCTTCGCCGTCATGCCGGGCTTGTCCAGGAGCGATGCGTTGTAGATTTTCTCTCCGACATGCCCGAGGGTGATCTTGGGCTCGACCCACAGATCAAACCCGGCCTTCTTGGCGTCGTCGAAAAAGTTCATGTCCTCGCCGCGGAATGTCCCGGTTTCGTCCTTGTCGAAGCGAAAGACTTCCGGCAATACGTCGTCCTCGCGATACTTGATGGTCGGCGCCTGCTTCACGAGCTTTTCCATCACGCGCCGCGAGACGGCGGTAAAGCCGAGCCCGATCCCGGCCATTTTGATGCAGCCATACTCGTTGGCCTCCAGTGTTTCGGGCGAGAGAACATCGTCCGGCGACTTCATGTAGAAGTGCGGCGGATCGAAGCGGCCCTGATAGGCGCCGGCAACGAGATCCAGTTTGCTTGAGAGCGCGAGAAGCCGGATAAACTCTCCCTCACCCCAAACCATGTCGCTATCAATGAACACGAGCCGGTTGCAGTCGCCATCGACGAACGCCTTGGCGATCTGGCATCGCGCGCTGCAGATGGTCCCACCGCCGACGATCGACGTGAAGGACGGAACGTTGTTCTGCTCCAGCCATGTCACGGTATTAAGCAATGACGACACCGTGGGAACAGGGATTTCCCCGCGCGCCGGCATGCCGATGAAAACCTTGATCCCCTCCAGGCTGAACGTCGGCTCCTTCTTCATTGCGCGAACACCATGTGACCGTCAGTCACCTTCACGCTATCGAGCAGCGGCGCCCGGAATGTCTTGCGCCCGATGTGGCCAAGCACAATGGACGGGTCCATCCAGCATTTGAACCCGAGCGCCTTTGCGTCGGTGAAAAACTTGATGTCCTCGCCGCGGAATTGTCCGTCGCTCACGGCGAACTGAAAGACGTGCGGCATGGCGGGCTTTGCCATGTACTGGATGACCGGCGCCTTTTCTGACAGCGCCTCCAGCACGGGGCGGCTGATGATCGTAAAACCGAGCCCCGAGCCGTCGATTTCAGCGCATCCGTGCTCGTTCACGGGGAGCTTAGCGCCCGTCTCGCACTTGATGAAGAACTGAACCGGATCGCTCCGTGTAGGATAGGGCGCAAGCACGATGTCCATTGCGGTGGACATGGCGAGCATCCGGATTACGTCGTTCGGCGTCCACACCATATCGCTATCGATGAACAGCAGCCGGTTGCAGTCGCTTGCGAGAAGCTTGGCCGTCGCATGCGATCGGGCGTCGCAGATCGTCCCGCCGATGAACATTTCGTAGCGAAACGGGATGCCCTTGATGCGCAGGGCGTCCATCGTGTCGATCGTCGCCATCATTGTTTCGGGAGGAATATCCCCCTTCACGGGCATGGCGATGTAGACCGACAGACCCTTGAGATTGTAGCCCCTTTTCCCCTCCATTTTAGGCCGCCGTTTTCTGGACGAGGAATTGCCAGTTATTCACGCCGAATGGCCGGAACGCCAGCTTGCGCGCGAACATGTTAACGAACGTATCGATTGCGAATTTCGGCATGTTGAGCAGGTCTAGCTCATTCGGCTTTTCGAGTGCCCACATGTAATCGTCGAAGACGATGACGCCGCCGACCGGCAGAAGGTTGAACGCCAGGACGGCATCGGTCAGGACATCGGGCGCTGTGTGAGATGCGTCGATGTAGATGAAGTCGAACTGCCCCTCATGCGGAGCATCGGTCATCGTCGCGTCGTCCATTTCTCCAATCAGTTGCGCAAGTGCGATCATCGATTTTTCGCGTATCGTGCGCAGCGCGAAGCGGTCAACGCCCACGCGTTGCATCGCAACCGCGGTATTGTGGTCGAACCGATCCTTAACGCCCCTCATCGCCTCTGGCGTCAGATCGAACCCGCCCGCCCATGTATCGATACAGGTGATGCTCGGTTCGCAATACTTGGCGGTTTCCTCGATCATGAATGTCGTTGCACGGCCTTCGTAGCATCCAACCTCAAGCAACCGCTTTGGCTTGAGTACCCCGAACATTTCGCGCCATGCGCCGGCCTGTGGCGCAAACCAGTCGTTGGTGAAGTCGTAATCCTCATAAAAAGGTTCGATTTTCCGAGCGAGCATCAACCCTCCGTGGTGGAGTAGCGGGGGTTTTTCGCCCCCGCCACAGTGTTACTTGTCGTTGTTGAGCACGTACCAGACGATCACGTCGGCGACGCCGGCCGTCGATGCCGCGCCCGTCTCGGTCGGGGCAACCGTGATGGTGTGCTCCACCGTGCCCTGAATGTTGGTCGTGGTGGCGAGTTCGTCCAGCACGATCCAGCCCACCGCCGCCGTCGTCAGTGCCGTCGCGTAGGCCGAGGCATTGGTCGTTGCCCCGATGAATCCGACGTTCACGACGTTGGTGGTGGTGGCGTTGAATGCCGTCACGATATGCACGCCGCCGCCGACCACCGAGGAACCGGCCGGGATTTTCCCGACCGTGACCGTCGCGGCGACATCGGAAAACGTGATTCGCTTGCGAAGGATACCGATTTGCTGTTCGCCCGCGTCGCGCGCAACGGCAGTCGTATTGAGAGAAGTCGTCATTGGTGTTCTCCGTTGCTGGGGTTAAACGTCGGCCGGCGCATAGACGAAGCCGGTGACCGTGCCCCACTGAACGAGCTTGCTGCCGGTGCTCGGATGTTTCTTGAACATCTTCGCGACGCCGTAAGCCGTCTCGATGCCGGTGCCGGTGATGAACCCGTAGTCGTCCTCCTTGCGGAAAGTCGGCTTGGGCATCTGTCCGATCGCGAACGCCGCGGCCTGCTGACCGCACAGGAAAACCGGTTCTGCACGGGTCGAGCCCGCCGCGGCCGTCTTCAGGTTGGTCCAGACGTTGGACACGAACGTCGAGATTTCCGGGACCATGCGGACGATGACGCCATCCGTGATCTGGTCGCCGTCCTGGAAGATCGGGTTCGGCAACCCGCTCACCTCGCGCGGCCGTGCGTCCTTGTTCACGGTATCGAGGTCGGTCTTGAGGTCGCGGAACGAGTTCGTGCCGGCGAAGCACACGAAATACTCGTAGCCGTCCCGCGTCTTGAACGGACGAATGCGCGGGTTGGAGAGAGACGCGACACGCTTCATGCGCGACACGTTGGCCCGCGTCAGCTTGTCGACCGTGGTGCTGGTGAGCGTGCTGAGCGCCGTGGTATGCGTGGCGTTGAACGCGACCGAGCCGTAGACCACGCGGTCGGAGTTGTCCGAATTCCACGTATTGCGCTGGCCAACCGTGGCCAGGTCGTACTGGATGCCGTTGACGCGCACGCCGGACGAGGGCTGCGACTCGGACGGCAGTGCCATCAGGGCCGAGATCAGTTCGTCGCGGTTGAGTTCCTTGATCCAGTCCGACAGAAGCGGCTTGGCCTCACCGAAGATGTCGGCCGAGTCCTTCTGGCTCTCCGCCTTGTTGGTCACGACGGCGTGGCGAGCCCAATCGAGCCAGACCCGCATGCCGTAGTTGTCGATATTCTCTTCGTTGCCGACCAGCGTGCCGGTCGAAACGCCAGCGCCGGTCAAGCGAGTGACCAGCGGGATATTCATCTGCTCGCCGCCGTTCTTGAGTTCGAAACGGCGGCGGATGATCGAGGTAACGTCCTCGCCCATGTACGGCGAGAACAGATTCTCACGCACGAACTCGCGCGCGATCTCCTGGGTGAACTTGATCAGCTTGTTATTGCTGCCAATCGTCGTGACGGCCATAGCCGTGGTCCTTTCAATTGACCGTCACGCACCCAACAAAAAACCCGCCACGAGGGCGGGTAGTTTTGACGGGAATGCGGGACGGCTAGCTGGTGGCGTGTGCGTAAAGGTCCGTGTCACTCATCGTGCCGGACGCCGCCGAGGCGGAGCCGGTCTGACGATTGAGGGATGGCGGGATCTTGATGACGTTGGTTTTCGGATCGCCTTGAGCGGACTGCTGTGCGGGCTGGAACTTGGCGGCGAAGGCCGGATCGGCCATGCGCCTTTCAAGTTCCTTCTCAAACCACGCATTCGGATCGGCGCCGACCGTCGTAACCGCCTTGTGCTGCTTGAAGCCGTTCACGATGTCGTCGAACGGGTCGATCGATGACAGGGCTTTTTGCAGCAAAGGTTGGATATTCGGGTCGCCCGCGTGAACGGCCTCGTAAAACCATTTGCGGGCCTCGATAGCCGTTTCCTTGTGTTCCCGAAGGGCGTCCTTCCACGAGTAGTGCTCGCGAAGCTGGCTCATCTGGTTCACAACAGGGTCAATCGCTTGCCGCACGCCGGCATCCCGGAACTTCTCGGGGTCGACGTAGGGGTCAATCGGGTCCTGCGGCTTCTCGGTGTACTTCCGAAGCTCGGCTTCAAGCTTTTGCGTCTTGGCGTCGGCAATCTCACGAGCGCGCCAGGCCGGAATCCATCCGGGGGGCGGCTCTTGTCTCGTCTCGACGGGCGCGGGCTTGGTTTCGACGGACGGTTCGGGTTTTGCAGCTTCGGCCGTGGCCTCCTGCTGCTCGGGTTCAGACTTGGGCAGGAAGCGACCCGTTGCCGGATCGTGTTTCTGACCGCCATCTGCCTGTTCGGTCGCCGCCGGCTGCTCGGTTACCGTTTCCGGTGCCGCATCGCTGGTGGCCGATTCAAACAGGGCCTTGTCGTCCATCGGGACAGAGGTTTCAGTCTCGCTCATTGCATCCTCGCTGTGTCGTAGCGTGTACGAATCCGCCCTTGTCGCCGGGCTTGGCGATGCCGTGTCGCGGTCATCTGCGTGATCGAGCGATAATCAGGCCGCTCGGGCCCGCGCCGTGTCGTGGCGCTACGATTAGTGAACGGTCAGCAGCATCGCCGCTTCGTCGTCCTCATCCTGTTCCAGCCGCTTGCGTTCTGCGAACGCCACGGCGGCCTTGAGTTCGTTTACCGCGGCTTCCAGCCTGTCCACGTAGGCGAGCCTATTGGCGAGGTCGCGCAAATCATCGGTTAGCCGCCTTGTCTCCGCGGTAATCCGCTCGACATCAACATCGGCGCGCAAGTCCTTCGCGGCGTCGCGGACTTCCTCCGCGGTGATCTCGTCATCGGGCTTCTTTGCGATGAACCGATAGGTGCGGTATTTCCTCGCAACCGGAACGACCTGCCCGGCCGCCGTGCTTTGAATAGCGACCGGGTTGTCAGCCGGAGGCGGTGGAGCCGCGGCCGGCGTGTACGCAATTCGGATGACGCCGTTGTTGCCGAGGCCGCCGGATTGACCGGTGTTGCGCCCGCCGCCGCCACCCCCACCATAGGCACCGCCAGTGCGCCCCGCTGTCGTGGCGCCACCCGCGCCGCCGCCCGATCCTGCCGTGATCCATTCGGTTCCAGCAGAGCCCGCAGCGTTGAGACCTCCACCAGCGCCGCCTGACCCTGCATCACCACTGCCGCCCGTCGTGCCGCTGCCATTGTTGCCCGCGCCGTTCGGGCCGCCAGCGCCGCCGCCGGCCGCTCCGGTTACGCCCGAGCTATTCGCACCATTGCCGCCATTGTTACCGGAATCGCCAACGCCACCCGTACCGCCAATGCCGCCGAGCGCGCCACCGCCAGATTTGCCATCGGCGCCGCCCTTGCCGCCGACCGCCTTGAGGGTCGCGGTGTCGATGAACCACGTATCCTCGCCGTCAGTCCCTGCGCCTGTTCCAGTGCCGCCTGGGCCGCCAATACCGACATGAAACGCGAGCGTGCCGCCCGGCGTCGTGACGATGCTGCTTTTGATCCGCCACTCACCGCCGCCGGCTCCTGCTCCACCACCATTGCCGACTACAGTACCGAACCCGCCACCGCCGGCCGCGCCGATCGCATCAGCGCTATCGATCAGCACGCAATCGGCCGGGACCGGCCACGGGCTGGTATCCGCCGTGGTGAGGATGACGATGGTTTGCGCCACGCCTACGCCTCAACCGTAGAAACCGCCTCCTTCGCCCTTCCGGCGGCATCGCGCACCAGCGTTGTGCGGCGCGGCGCAGAGGCGACCTTGTGGGTCTGCGCAATGCCGTCCGCGATGTGCTTCAGCGCCTCCATGACGGGGCTGGAAACGACGACATCGGCGTTATCGTCCACCTCTTCGCCCATCTCCTTGCGCTGCAAGTTGGCGTCGAGCTTGAATTGCATGTGCTGGGCGTGCTGCTTGATCTCGATATCGGCCGCAGCTTTCTCTCGCGCGATCTGGATCTCGGACGCGGCCTTCACCCGGGCGAGGTTGATCTCGTTCTCGGTCTTGGCTGTCTCAAGCTGGGCGTCGGTCTGAACCTGCTGCTGCTTGAGCTGCGCCTCGGTCTGCATCTTTTGCTGGGCGATCTGCGCTTCCTGCTGCGCCTTGACCACTTCAGGGTTCGGCTGCGGGGGCTGCTGTTCAAGCTGCTGGCTGACCTGCCGGTATTTCGACTTCATTTCGGCGGGCAGGAACGAGGTCTCGATATAGGCGTCCACCAGTGCGATCATCTTCGGCGGTGGCATCACGCCGGCAACCGCTGGAATGAGTTCCTTCAGCGTCTCGTTGGCGTCGGCCGCGGCGTTGATCGTGTCCGGTCCTTCGTCAAGGATGATGTCTACATCAACGGAACCGAGCGCGTTCATGATCGCGGGGTTGCCGTTCTGGTCTACGACCGGCTGGCCGTTCTCGTCCTTGGTCTGGTTGATGCCGATGAACTGCGCCAGCCCGTCGTCGTCGGTCACGCGAATCCAGCGCTCGCCGGTCCAATGCTCCTGAATGGCGGCGAACATCTTGCGGTAGACGCGAAGCTTCCATGCCCGGTAGGACAGGATGAACGGGCCGAGCTCTGCAAGGGCTGCGTTCTGCCGAAGCTGGATCGCCCGGCCGGACTGACCGTCTACGCCATCGCCGGTCACGACCTGGGACGGGCCGAAGTTGTCGATTTCCGACTTCGCGTCTTCGAGGAATTTCAGTTGGCCGGACAGGTCGAGTTGCGTGGCCTCATCGTCAAACTCAGCCTCAAAGCCCTTGTTGCGGATGACCATGCCATCCGGCTTGGCCGCCTCGCGCCTTGCCTCTTCGATGTCGTCAAAGGCGCCTGTCTCTGCAATAATCCGGCGCGTGTTGAGGATGTGCAGGCCCTTCGACCGGCGCTGGTTGATCTCGTCCTGCGAGGACTTCATGCCGCGCACAAAGCCGTAGCTGTCGCCGTCCTGATCCACGGCGCAGCGGAACATTTCGTACTTGCAGGCTTCCTTTTTCTTCTCGTCCTTGAGGAACGAGCGGCCTTCCATCAGAATGGCCGAGCCAGTGAAGATCGCCCAGCACCACCCGCCCTTGTGCTTGTACCAGAGGTCAACCAGCCGAATGAACTTGCGCTTTCCGATGGTGGTGAACCAGCGATTGTCACGATCGCTGTTGACCGACAGTTCGGTGCCGTGTCCGGCTGAGGCGCGGATGTCCTCTTCGGCGTCCGGCATCATTTCGATGGCGGTTTCGACATCCACCAGCTTGGACACGCCCATGTAACGTGCGTCCGAGAAGTCGAGCCGGAACGAGCGCGGATCGTAGAAGAACCCGTCTTCAACGAGGTTGATGCCAACCTCGCTGTCGCCTTGATCGCCCTCGATGATCTCGAATTCCAACCCGGAGTGGCCGTCAGTCGCGCAGTTGTCGGCCGCAATCGGGGTCTTGGCCTCCCATTGCTGGGCCTCGAGCGCATACCGCAATGCCGCTGTGGCGAGGTCGGCGCCCTGTTCCTGCTTCGGGGTGCGCGGGTAGGCTTTCGGGTCCTGCTTCAGCCGCTCGACCGTTCCAACGATGCCATCGATCTTGCGGCCAATGCGGGGATAGGTGACGACCGGCTGCTTGCGCTTGTTGAGGACTTCGATCTGGGCCGCGGTCCATTGCGAGTGATGGCGGTAGCGGCGGGCCTCGCGGATTTCGTCCAACTCGGCCGACTTTGAGCCGGCATAGTCCAGATACGCCTGCTTGCATTGCTCAAGCGTCCAATATTCGGCTTTCTTCGGCGCCTCTCCGGACGCAACTATGCCAGTGCTCGCACTGCCGGGCGCGTAGCCCGAGGCGTTGCTGGGCGATGGGGTCATGCGGCGTCTCGGCGCTCAACGCGGCATTCATAAAGCGCGTCGGCGAGTTCCTTGAGGAACGTGACAGCACCTTCACGAACAGCAGGGTCTTCGATATGGTCCGCGATGGTCCGCAGCGTGTTGGCGGTCGATAGCGCGTCGTCGCCGCGCATGAAGATGCCGGGCCAGTCATCACCGATCTTGAGCGGGCCGCTTTCCTGCCGGGCCATCAATACGATCTCCAATCCCCAGCGGTCGCTGTCTGGCGCGATGTCCGGTAGCCGCTCACGTCCTTGGGCTTGTCGGGTTGCTTCGGCTTCTGTCCGGCCAGCATGTGGTCGAGCAACTGACCGACCAAGCCGAGCGCATCAACCTGATCGTCATGCTTGCCCGCTGGGAAGCTCAGCAGTTCGCTCCGCAGCGCGGGATACCAATCCGCATTGATCGGGACGTACAGCCCCTCTAGCGCCATGCGCCCGCGAATGGACTGCGCTCTGACGGCTTTGTCGCCACGGGTCGGGAATGCCTCACGGGCGCAGTAGGCTTTGCGCTCGCGTTGGCGTCGATCGAGATACGGGCCGACGCCAGCTTTGATCTGCCCCTGTTCCTCGGCCCATCCGATCGGCTTCCATTCGGTTACGAGGTCGCAGAAGGATTCGACCCACTCGTCTGAAGCTGCTTGGCGGCGGTACAGATCAAGCAGGTACATCCTGCCTTCAGGGTCCAGCCCGACGACCACATGGACGGTGTAGTCTCCCCCGTCTGCGGTGACAGCGTAATCACTGCCGCCGTAAACTCGGAGGGTGTCCCTTGCAGGAGGTTTGTCATACGGCTTGAGCCAATCCGCCTTGAAGTAGTCGCCGTCTTCCGGCGCCGGCCGCTGCTGATAGAGCGCAGACCAGAATCGAGCCTGACTGTTGCGCCTGATCCGGTTCAGCGCCTCAATCGGGTATGCTTCGGGCCACAGCGCTTGGCCGGACTCATCAATGGCGGGAAGCTCCACGACTTCCCATTGATCGCCGCCAGCCGCCTGCTGCGCCAGCAATCGCCCACACAAGTCATCCTCGTGCATGCGGTGGTTGATGACGACAATTGCGCCGCCGGGCATCAAGCGATTGTAGGCCGTGCCCGTGTACCAATCCCAGACGTTCTTGCGCTCAAGCTCGCTCTGCGCTTCCTGCATCGAGCCAAACGGGTCATCGATCAGCAGTACATCGCCGCCGCGACCGAGGACCGAGCCGCCGATGCCCAGCGCGTAATAGACCCCGCCGGCCGAGGTGTGCCACTTGCCCTTGGCCTGGCTGTCCTCGGCAAGCGTGGTGCTGAAAAGCGCCCGGTACTCCGCGCTTGTGATCGTGTTCCGAACCGAGCGGCCGAAGTCCGAAGCCAGCGCATCCGTTGCCGACACTGACAGGAATTGTTTGTGCGGCTGGCGCCCGAGATACCAAGCCGGAAGCCGGATCGATGCGAGTTCCGATTTGCCGTGCCGCGGCGGCACCAGCAGCATCAGTCGATCGACTTCGCCACACTCGACCCGTTCAAGCTGTTCGGCAATGATCCTGTGATGCGGCGCTGTGCGATAGCGCGGGAACGTGTACTCAGTGAACGATATCAGGCTTTGCGTCGCGTCCGTTCGCCGTAGCAGTTCCGTTGCTGCCAGTCTTGGCGTCATCGAGGAACGCGACCAGTTCGCCTCGGGTCCAATCTGTTGCATCGCGCTTGTCGTCAATTGTCACCGTGGATTCCTGCGCTGGCTTGCCGTCGAGCCGGTCCCCGATTTCCTTGATGGCCTGCATATCGCCGGCTTCGGCCGCAGCCGCACATTGTTCGGCGATTGCAATCAAGCGCCTGCGGCCCAGCGCATCCTCACGGAAAAGGACCATGCGCAGCGCTTCGGTCCACGGTTTATCCTTGTTCTGCGAACCCGCTGGCCTGCCCATGGTATTTTACTGGCTAAGTTCCTGAAGGTCCAAGAAAATGACCGCCCCGGTTAAGAGGCGGCCAAGTCATGGGAGGAAACGGCCCAAGGAGGGCTGGTGGACGCCTTGCGGCGAATTGGGGGCCGGGAAAACGATATACGGCTTGCTGTATCTTCTCCGGAATTCCGAGAGAAGCCTGTAGCCGTACAGGCGGGCGCGATTCATGTTATCGCGAATTTCGGTGTTGAGCGCCACAATCGCGGCAATATTGGTTTCCGTCCCGCAGGACGGCTTGGGCTTCTGGCGTGGTTTGGGATTGTGTATTTCACGTCTGCGAAATTCTGACTGATTTGTCAAGACGGTCAATGCCTCCGCTTTGGTTTGATCTCGAAACCGGCTTCCTCAATGGCCCAAAGCACGTCGGCGAACATTTTGATCAGGGCTTCTGTGGGCAACCCAAGCGCATTGACCATCGCGATCGACCCCCGGCCGGTCGGCGTGGTATGGATTATCTGGTGGATAATCTGGGATCGTTCGCTGTCAGTCATCGTTCCCTCCCCAATCCAAAATGCCTTGCCAGCGCGCTCAGCCCCGCCCGCAAATGCTCAAGCTCCTCGGCATCGCAAAGCCGGTCATCGATTACGACATGGTTGATCGCCATGTGAGCCTTGCGGGTCGGCACCGCCTCGTGTGCGCGCATGTAGCGCTGGGTTGTCGCGCGGCAGATATCGCATGCGCCGGTCTCGCAATCGTGCGCGCCACGGCCGCCGCCTCCGGTCCCGATTCCGATCATCGAGAGGTAGGCGCCGACCAGAACCGAATAGCGCCGTCCAGCCTCGTATTGCTCATTCGTGATGCCGGGCCTGTTGCCCTCTGTGCGCTTGCTGATGCGGTTAATCAGGTTGAGGCACCCCAAGACGCTCTCGGCCTTTTCATCCGTTCGTAGCGCCTCCGGAAGGCGAATGCGGTGCGGTTGGCGCGCGGCCATCGCCCGGTAGTCCACAGGTTTGCGTGCGAGCGCGCCCGAAAGTGTCCGCCGGCCGGACTTGCGCTTCCTGCCCCTGCGGTTGAGCGGCGTTTGCGTCATTCCGATTGCCTCGGTGTGGGGGTGGTGCATGTCAGGCGCTCTATTGCCGAGGATCGGTCTTGCCAAACTTTTCTTTAAGTCGCGCAAACTCGGAAATGTCGGCGGCTTCCCGCTTCTGGAATGCCTTCCACGCATCGAGGCGCTTTCTGCCGTTCTCGGTTGGGCGAACGCAAAAGGCGTGATCAAGGCGCAGGCATACGTCTTGGCCGGGCTCGTTGCCGTAAGTATCTCGTGCCAATTCGCCGGGATGAATGTCGACCGAGGCGGTGACTATCCCGCGCTCGCCGATGACGGAAAGAACAATCCACGTTTCAGCGGTATCAACCCCTGTTGGGCGATACTCGACCCGCAATTGACTCGGCGTGCCGTTCTTGTCCATCCAAAGCAGCAGGCGGGACGGCTTCGGGGGAACCTCAGGTTTTTCGCTCATATCACCTCACCCATTGCTTTCGTTTTGACAGGCGCTCTCGCATCGCTGCGGCGCTTTCTTCTGCTCGGCTGACCTCTTCGCTCTCGGCACCAGACTCAGTAGTAGTAATATATCTTTGTGGTATACCGCCCGTTTGCTTAGCAAATGCTTGAATGGCGAAGCGCTGAATGTTGGTTTTTCCCCGGCTCGTCGCGCCGCCCTTTAATCCCGCCAGCGCCCGCTTCTCACTGATTATACGTTGCTTTTCCAACTCGGCGTCGATACGTTTGTGCCGCCAGTTCTCGTCAAAGAATGGAGCAATTGCTAAGCAAATGCTTCGCCACTTCCGCATGGAATGCCAACCAGAAAGCCCAACTATATTCCGCCGACCAGCCTCATCGGTTGGCAGTCCGCCGTGTGCCCAATAATGGGCGATCAGCAGCAAATAGGCGCCGTGTTCCTCCAGGCTGAGGTGCTTCGTATCCCGCAGATAATCCCCCCAGTACATTGGCATCCACGGGCGCGCCATCAGCCCTCCCGCTTCGGCTCTACGGGGCGGCAGGCGCACAACCACGCGACATGAACCGACCAATGCCCGTGTGGTGTTCCGGCGAGCGTGTCGAGCGGCAGCCAGCCGAGGCGGAGATAATCCTCGGCGGCGTGGTGGCGTACCCAGCGGTGCAGGTTCATGCCACGGCCTCGAATTTATCCGTCTGGTTGCCCCAGACAGTCCAGCCGGGGCGTTTCTGGCGGGCGAACAGTTCTAGGTAGGGTCCGGCGACAAGGCGCTCCACGCGGGCCTGTACGCAGTCAGGCTTGCGGCTGTGCTCGCGCCTCCGTTCATCGATGACTTGGCGAACGTCAGCGTTTAGCCGCTTCGGCGCCCCGCGCGTCCCCAGCCAGCACACCTCGGACTCGGCGCGGGTCCATTTCCCCATTCCCATTTGGGTAACGACATCATCGGGGAACAGCGGAAGCGCTCCGCCCTTAACCCAATTGAAGGCGCATGATTTCAGTTTAAATCCCCACGCATCAAAGAGTTTGACCGCTTCGGGAAGCTGTGTTTGAACAACCCACATAAATAAAACGCAGTCGTCGGCCGCCAGTTGAGCGACAGGCATTTTCTGCATGTCGTCGTGCGACATGGTGCTATAGTGGGCCTCGCCGCTACGGCCCTGCCCCTTGTGAGACCATGTAGCGAATGGCCACGGCGGATCAGCGAGGATCGCCCCGAAATGCCCGCGCGGAAGTTCGGCAAACGGATCGCTCATTCCCGGTCGCCCTTGGTGCCTTCACAGGCTGGATATGCGCAGCGGACGATCATGTGAGGCCGAGCCTCTGCTTGATGGCGGCGATTTCTCCCGCAAGGCTCGGCTCGGTCTGAAGGCGCAGTTCAACCTTGCGCACGCCATGCAGGACCGTGGTGTGGTCGCGCCCGCCGAGATAGATTCCGATTTGCGGCAGGCTGCGCGTGGTCAACATGCGCGCGAGGTACATCGCGACATGCCGGACGCGGACAACGCGGTTGATCCGGCGCTGTGCAATGATGTCCACAAGAGAAATATCGTAATAGTCTGAAACCGCTGATAGTATTGCGTTGATCGATGGTCGCTTGGGGATGGCGGGAGGCTCGAACCCTGTGGGTAATCCGGCGGCCTGCTGCTCTTCTTTCGTGCGCTCGATGGCTTCCATGATCTGGGCCTGGATCATCGCATCGCGGGCGATGGCGGCCTCTTCGGCAAGCTGGTCATGCTCCGCCGTGAGTTGCGCATTGCGGCGCCGGGTAAACTCCACGGCGCTGATAATCTCGCGCTCGCTCGAATCCCGCCCGCCGGCTGGTCTCATCAGGCGCTCGCGGACGCCGCTGCGAACGAGGGTCGGCACGATTCCTGTACTCACGCTACACTCCCCATCGGTTGAACCGTTACGCGGACGCCTTCTGGAGCCTCTCCGAACTCGATCACCACGCGGCGCATGTGCTTCGGGCTGTCGTTCTCGATCAGCTTGAGCCGGCGCAGGTAGTCGATGATTTGCTTGGGCGTGTTGTCCGCGTCGAGGCCGCTGTCTTCCGATAGGGTCACGGTGACCTGAAACTGGCCGCTGATGCATTCCGGCAATCGGCCTTGGCACATCACGAGCGCGTCGGCCCGCGCTTTCCACCGCGCGATCTTGTGGCTTGCGGCCCAATTGATGCGGCGGGTCCGATTAACGGATAGCGGGGCTGGGAGGTCTAGGGTGAAGCCGGTCATTTGACTTCCGGCGACTTGTCGACCATGTGCGCCGTCATCCACTTCACGGCGTCTTCCAAGGTCGAGAACGCGGCGCGCTCCTGTCGCCAATTCCATTGCGCCTCGTTGTTTCGGTCGGACATTTGGCCGTCAAATCGGCCCTCTCGAATTACGTAACCGCCATCAACGAGTGCGTGGATTTCCAGATGGTCGTGCGGCTTGTCGCTTGAACTCGGTGTCACAATCGTGGCCATTTTGTCCCCCCCTACTCGTTAATCTCAGGCGCTAGTATCTCAGCCCAATCCGCGAACTTGTTGCCGCGCGCGAAGCTGTTCGAGCTTGCGTTCGGCCCATTCAAGATTTTTGTCGCAACAGCAGGCGAATTCGGGCGGGCACTCGCATCGGCCGCAGGCATCAATCAACGCCACTAATTCGACTTCGGTAATCGCATCGTGGGTGGCTTGGTCGATGCTCATGGCCTCCCCTTAATCTTGATGTTTCTCATTCCGTGTCGCTTGCAGATTTCAGCGACGATTGCCGCGATGGCGTCGCCTGACCATTCTCGGTCGGCCGCGAGGTACATTTCGGCGGCGCGCTCGCTGCATCCAATGAGGGCGGCAACGTTTGCGGCGGTTTTCTTGGGCCAAAGCAGTCTTGCGATGTCCCCGACAATTGAACCGAACAATTGTTCGTCGTCCCGAACATCGGTTCGGTCGCTTTCAGGCGACCGCTCCCGTGCGACGACTGATACTGCCCCCATGACACAACTCCCCCGTACTCACGCGACTGAGCCTCAGACAATTGAGGATGAACCTGATCCGTTTGTGTCGATCGGTGACGCCGCGCGTGGATTTCTTGAATGGCTCGCCAGAGCGCATCTGCGCGACTGGCCGGAACCGCCACCAGTTCGTTCCGACGAATTGTCATGCGATGCCCCGGTGCGGACGGGGGGCGGGCCCCGGGCACATGTCACGGCCCCCGGCGCA